AGTATGAGTTATGATGAGTCTCGTAAGCAGCAGTCGGTGATTCGCCACCGTACCACAAATCCATTGGATAGTTCACACCCCCAGAGTCAGTACATGGGAATTCCCTATAACTACGATTTCCGTCTTTCAATTTATGCCCGTAATATAGAAGACGGATTACAGATCGTAGAACAGATCCTTCCCTTCTTTATGCCTGATTATACAATTTCGGCTCAGGTGTCGCAAGAGCTTGATATTAAAAAGGATATCCCGATTATTCTCAAGAGTGTGAATGAGAAAGTGGACTATGAGGGCGCATTTGAAGATGGAACCCGTATGATTATATGGGACCTGGAATTCTCATTGAAGGCGTGGATCTTCGGACCTGTCAGCAATACGGCTATTATTATGGGCGTATCGGCAAATATCGCCAATGCTAATGCCGTAGTTACAGGTGGGATCTATGTCAATCTCTATCAAGACATTAACAACAAGCCACTCCAAAAAGTGATTCTCTCTGGTGGGCAAGGACTGTTCATTCAGAATGAACCGGTGCGGGAACCCAATCGCAATATCACCGGCAAAGTCTATCGATGGGACGCTACCTCAAATACCATTTATTTGTCGAGCATGACTGGTGTGCTCCGTGCGAATGATGTTATTTTTGGGTTGGAATCTAATTCACGATGGGTGGTTCAAATAATTGAGACCACCAACAACAAAGATGCTCAAATTAGAATTTATCAGAATCCCATTACGGCGAATCAAGATTCTGACTATGGTTACACCACACTGATTACCGAATGGCCTAACATTACATAAGTGAGAAACATATCATGGCAAATCTATCTGAGATATTAGATGTTGAGATTCCTCTCCCAAAGGCTCCAGATGCCAATACCGTGGTGTTGGTGCCCGATGTCTCGATGAATGCAAATAATACCGTCGCACAAGACGCTCAGGATGCTCGCACAAATGTTCGACTCATGATCGCTCAAGGCACTCAAGCCGTTACAGAATTGCTCACGCTTGCTCGTGATCTCAAGACACCACGAGCCTACGAAGTGGCCGCAAACATGCTCAAGACTCTGGCCGAATTGAGCCAAGACCTTCTGGCTGTTCATCAGCAAGAAATGTCATTGGTGGAACCTGAGGCTCCCGTTGCCGGTGATGTGAATATCGAGACTGCGGTATTTCTGGGGTCAACTGCTGATTTGCAAGAAATGATACGAATCAAGCGAGACGAGAAGAGACTCCGCACGATTGAGGCGAAGGTGATTAGCACCGACAATGTATAAGGATTACCATGGCTGTTGCCACTCCCACTAAAAAACGAGAGACATTCAAGATCAAGCGAGTTGCCGAACGATTCTATCTCAAGAATCCACGACTGAAGCGAGTGGGTGTAGTCGAAGCGTTCACACAAACCCAGATCGATGAATGGATTAAGTGCAGTCATGATCCGGTGCATTTTATTAAAACATATTGTAAGATCGTCCACGTAGATCGTGGTATCATTACGTTTGAGATGTATGATTTCCAGAAAGAGATTATTGAATCGTATTTTATTGAACGCAAAGTCATCGTAAAACTCCCACGACAAATGGGCAAGACCACCACTACCGCCGCATTTTTTATCTGGTATGTGCTCTTCCAAAGCCACAAAGTGTGCGCGATCTTGGCCAACAAGGCTCCTATCGCTCAAGAAATCCTCAATCGTATCCAGTTGATGTATGAAAATCTTCCTTCATTTATGCAGCAGGGCATTGTGGAATGGAATAAACGATCTATCACGCTGGAAAATGGATCGCGCATTCTCGCCGCCGCCACCAGTTCTAGTGCAATCCGAGGATATTCTTTATCCTTGGTATTCATGGATGAGTTTGCCCACGTCCCCAACAACATCGCTGAAGAATTCTTTACTTCAACATTCCCCACTCTTTCATCCGGTAAAGAGACCAAGATCCTCATGGCGTCTACCCCCAATGGGTTGAACCACTATTGTAAGTTCTGGACTGAGGCGCTCACTGGTAAAAATGACTTTGTGCCGATTGAATATGCCTGGAACAAGATGCCAGGACGCGATGAAGTCTGGTTCAAAGAACAACTCCGTGCGTTGGGCGAGCAGAAATTCAGACAGGAAGTCCTTTGTGAATTCTTGGGTTCATCTGATACCTTGATATCGGGTGCAAAATTAGCTTTGATGGTCCTCAATCAGCAGCAGCCTATTGTCACCGAAGATGGATGGCACGTCTATGAGCACCCACAGGAAGGCCATGCCTATGTTATTCTTGTAGATCCTGCACGAGGATTGGACCGAGATGCGTCGGCTTTCTGGGTTATTGATATCTCACAGATCCCTTATCGTGGGGTGGCAGAGTATCACAGTGCCTCGATTGCACCGATGGTCTTCCCAAATATCATCTTTAACGCGGGTGTGAAATATAACCGAGCGTTCGTGCTGGTAGAAGTGAACGATAACGGTCAGCAGATCGTAGACATGTTGCACTATGATCTAGAATATGAAAATATCTTCAAACTGGAAACTGCTCAGAAAAGTGGAGCAAAGATTGCCGGTGGATATAAAAAGGCCATGCGTCTGGGTCTCCGCATGACCGAATCGGTGAAACGTATCGGGTGTGTGAACCTCAAGACGCTCATTGAACAGGATAAACTCATCATTAGGGATTTTGAGACCATCTCAGAACTCAGTACCTTCACCCAGCAACTTCAGACCTATAAGGCTGAAGAAGGATCACATGACGATTTGGTCATGTGCTTGGTGATGTTTTCCTGGTTGGTGACTCAAAAATACTTCCGCGAAGCCCAGGGCGCGGGACTCGATATCCGTAAAGCCTTAGAAGATGTCCAAACTTCTGCCGTAGAGGATGATATTGTTCCATTTGGAATCATCGACACCGGCTTGGATGATCCATTTGAAGTCTCAGATGGTGATTTGTGGGTGCAAACCAGAGGAATGGACCCAGGGGAGATGCAAGCTGCCATGAAGAAATACGTGGAGCGAGCCCATGGGATGTAGAAATCCTGGAAACCATAAATAACTCCACGAAAGTAACTTTCGACCGGCTATGACCTGCGACTCACCGCAATCTATGTAAGGAGCACTATTATGTTCATGCTTTCTCCTGGGGTTAATGTATCAGAAATCGACTTAACAACTATCGTTCCTACCGTTTCTACAAGTACGGGTGCGGTTGTTGGGCAGTTTGTCTGGGGACCTGTTGACTTTATCACCCTCATTGACACCGAAGTGAAGCTTGTTTCAATATTCGGCAAGCCCAATTCCAACACCTATCGTTCTTCTCTGCGTCCAATTTCTTGGCATATGGTAACAATCTCCAAACCACTCGCTCTGCGAATACGTTGTCCTTGAACGCAACGGCAAACGGCGCAGCCGCATTGCAGATTGCTAACGAAGTCAAGTATGAGAACAACTATTATGCAGGACAAGGCAGTTTTGGTTCATTTGCAGCCCGTTATCCTGGCGCACTTGGTAACAACCTCAAGGTGTCAGTTTGCGGAAGCGCCAACGTCTTTTCGAGCAACGTCACTCTGCAAGGTACTGCGACCGCAAATGCCGCGAACGCGGGAGATGTCACGATCAACGTCACGGGTGTGGCAAACACCTTTGTGAAGACCGGCGATTATGTTAAGTTGAGCACCAACCCATATATCCAGGTCTTGTCTTCAAACCTTACGGCAATCATCCTCACAAGCGGATTAACTTCTGCACTTGTGGCCAATACTTCAATTCTTCGCAAGTGGGAATATGCCGACCAGTTTACTGCGGCTCCTGGAACCTCAAGTTACGCTGCAAGCAAAGGCGGATCAGCCGATGAATTGCACGTTATTGTTGTGGACCAGTTTGGTGGAATCACCGGTACAGCGAACACGATTCTGGAAACCTATCCATTCGTCTCCAAGGCATCCGATGCTAAGAGCAACGATGGATCTTCGATTTACTACCCAACCAGCATCTTCAACAAGTCCCGAACGATTTACTGGGGAAAACATGATCCTCTTGGCACGAACTGGGGCAACACAGCCTTGGAAACGACTTTCACGGATGTGACTGTTGCACAACGCTTCACCCTTTCAGGTGGATCGGACATGACAGTTACTGATGGAGACCTTATCCGTAGTTGGGGATTGTATGTCAATGGCGACGTGGTTGATGTATCTCTTATCGTAACCGGAGAAGCAGACGCAACGGTTGTAAATTATATCATCAGCAGCATCGCAGAAGTGCGTAGAGATTGCGTGGCCTTCGTCACACCAAACCGAGCCAGCGTCGTGGACAATGTTGGAAATGAAGCAACCTCAATCGTCGCATATCGCAACACACTCCCATCTTCCAGCTATGCCTTCATGGATAATAACTGGAAGTATCAGTATGACAAGTACAACGATACCTACCGTTATCTCCCATTAAATGGTGATATCGCAGGACTATGCGTCCGTACCGATACGACACGCGATCCATGGTATTCGCCAGCGGGTTATAACCGTGGCCAGATCAAGAATGTCATTAAGCTTGCATGGAATGCTAGCCAAGCTGAACGCGACACGTTATATAAGAATGGTGTTAATCCTGTGGTTACATTCTCAGGAGATGGCACGATTCTCTATGGCGACAAGACCCTCTTGAGCAAGCCTAGTGCCTTTGATCGAATCAATGTCCGCCGACTCTTCATCGTATTAGAAAAGTCGATTGCTCGCGCAGCCAAGTTCAGCTTGTTTGAATTCAACGATGAATTTACTCAGGCCCAGTTCAATTCCATGGTCAACCCATTCCTTCGTGATGTGCAGGGTCGTCGTGGTATCAGTGATTACCGAGTGGTTTGCGATGGCACGAACAACACCCCAACGGCGGTGGATGCGAATCAGTTTGCGGGCGATATCTATATCAAGCCTGCTCGCTCGATTAACTTCATCCAGTTGAACTTCGTTGCAGTGCGAAGCGGAGTGTCCTTCGATGAAGTGGTGGGTAAGTTCTAAAACTGTTATCTAAATAAGAATAGAGGAGATAGACAATGGCTTTCAATGCTGGAGAATTTCGGGCACAAATGCAGGGCGATGGCGCTCGTCCAAATCTTTTCGAAGTCCAAATGGTATTCCCCACGTTCGTGAATCCAGGGGCTGCGAATAGAAAACTTTCATTTATGTGCAAAACGGCAAGTTTGCCTGGATCAGTTCAGGGAGTGGTACCTGTGTATTACTTTGGCCGCGAATCCAAGCTCAAGGGCAACAAGACGTATCCAGAGTGGACGTTATCCATTCTTAATGATGAAGATTTTGCTATACGCAATGCCTTTGAAATGTGGATGAATGGTATGAACCGCGCAGTTACTAATGTCAGCGACAAATGGGCTGGCAATGCTCTCGGATATTCCACACAGGCCTTGGTTAATCAATATTCCAAGACTGGTGAAATCCTCAAGACCTATGTGTTTGAAGGAATCTTCCCTGTGGATGTGAGCC